TCTCCACGTGACACCCCTTGCTTATCCATCAGGTAATGTTTATTAAACAACCCCCACTCTGGACTAACGATGAGAATCAAACAATTGGAGTTCTTCTTTCCACCAACTTCCAAAACAACCTTGAGCAAATTCTGTTTAGCTACGCGAGCAATATCCTCAGAATGCACACCAACTGTCTGCAAATCTACCCTTGAAATGTCAGCGGAAGCTTTTGACCATTCACGGGCTTTTTCTTGAGGAAAATTCATCTCTTTGCGATAATTCACGACTTGCATGGAAGCAGGATCAACCTCAGATGCATAAATCGGAGGAGCTAACATAGTCTCATCTTTCTTATACATCTTGTAGATTCCCAACGCTGCCGTAGCTGCCAAAATATGCTTATAATAATCCTTAAGAAATCTCTTGATTCTAACCATCAACTTCTTTGCCTGGAATATATAATACGTTCTGACCAGTCCCCGTACATGTTTGAGCTGTTCCATAGAAAACTGCGCAAAGGAAGACATTATAGCCACATCTTCTACTCGCACTCTACATCTATGAACCATTCTCTCCCACTCAAAAGCAAAATATTGCGCCACGATGGTTCCTACAAAGGTTGAGTACAACATCATAGCACCCAACAAAAATAGAAAGACGGCTAGCTGCAACCAATTGGCGTAGCGCGTAACTAGAGCAATAGTGAAGACAGCTACGGACCATCTCATGTAGTCCATGTGTGTCTCAAACACTGCCATAGTGAAAGGATGCTCACCAACGTCAAAATACTTGAACCGATTGCTAGCTGGTAGAGAGCAATCTCCTGTAATGAATCTAAAAGCTCCATCATGCGGGGATTGATCATCCCATGGACACGACTCTTCCCTCACAGGGAAAATATGTGCCTTAATGGGAATACCACACGAACATTTTTCTGAACCTTCATGAAAGTCGTTGAAACTCTTGAGATTGAATTCGCGATCTTTATCAACTATTCGCTGAAAATACATCAAAAATTCGGGCCAGCCAAAACGCGTCTGCGACTCCGTGAACGTGACAAAGTTGTCTGCACAGTTCACCTCATAACGAGTAAATCTCCAAGCTGCGTTGCGTTGGGGCTGTGATAAAGCAGCCATCTTAGCATACTTCATCGGAGCGCCTTTCGCATCTACAACTGATACGTCAACAAT